TTTTTTTTTTTTTTTCAGGGTCAATCCCGTATAGGGATTGATCTACTTCGTTCTTTTGAATTGGCCATCGTATTGAATTGATGGCACCGAGTTTAAGACTTGGGAGAGCTTATTACACTTATTTAATATTAATTAAAATCATGTCAAAACATCTGAACAAAAGCGCTTTCTTAGCCACTCAGGCTCTGGATGATCTTCACGAAGTTAAAATACTAAAAATGTGGAACAAATACGAAGAGGAAATTCATAAGACAATTAAGTCGAATGGAAAACCTTACGCACTAGACAGATATAAGAGTAGTTACATATTTCTACGTAACAAACTTCTACAAATGTCGACTCAACCTATACCGTTTTGTAAGACAGATTCTAATGATATTCCAATTACTCTATGGACCTTACGGCCGCTTATAAAGGGCAATGAGAAAGATATCAGAATCGCCCTATGTATAGCCAGATCCTATGAATTGATTCGACTCGAAATAGACTATAGTAAAACCAAAGCCATCACGGCTAAACTACCGAAGAAATCGATAGATAACGTAGAGGTCTTAGATGGAATACTAAAGAATTTTCTTGAAGAATTTACAAAAAATCGAAGCTGGTACATAGGTTCTAACAAACCTCATAGTTTGCCTTGGGAAGAAGTTGTGGATTCACTATCAAAAGGGCCTAACGGTCCAATTGTAGCTTCTGCACACCTCGACGCAAGGGCTGTCCAACTCTGTAAACCTTTGTATCAATCCTTGAAACTCCTCAATGTCGGTTTAAACCAACAATGGATCACTTCTTGGTTAGATGCTCAAGCATTACTTTGTGAAGACGAGAATAACTTGTATACTGGTAGATTAGGATTTTCATCCGAACCCGCTGGTAAAACAAGAATATTCGCTATGAGTGATTACTGGTCCAGACTTTCATTAAAGCCTATACAACTTGCGCTGTATGAGACACTTAAGACATTCAGTACTGATGCTACCGCTAACCAAGATAAAGGCTTTAAAACCTTAGTCGAGGAAAGTAGAGGGCACAATACTTACTGTTTTGATCTATCATCGGCATCCGATAGGATACCTGCCAAAATGCAAAAACATCGCATTAGGCTGATGTTCGATCACCTTATAGCCGAAAGTTGGTTCCGAGTAATGACGGATCGTCACTTCTTTATTAAAGCCTCAAAAAGTTACGTGAAATGGGAAGTAGGACAGCCATTAGGCTTACTATCTTCTTTTCCAAGTTTCTCTCTTTGGCATCATGATATTGTTCAACTTAGTGCTAATTGGGAGAATTTCCATAATGGTAAACCATTAAGGTTCTTCAAACAATATCGCATTTTAGGAGACGATATAGTGATTTATAATAAAAAAGTTGCGGAGCGATATCAACTGTTACTTGAACAGATAGGTTTAGAAATAAATCTATCCAAGTCAATTGTTGGTAACTCAAAACATTCTCAAATAGAGTTCGCCAAAAGGCTTGCAATAAATGGGAAGGAAATAAGCTCAATCAGTTATAATATCCTATCTAAAAATAAAATAAAATACATATTAGATTTAGTGGATGTTTTAAAAGAAAGAGATTTTATTTCAAATGAAGTAGTTCTTGGCACCTTGTCATCAATCCTCCGAAAGGAAGATCAAAGACGGCTTCGTCTTATGTTATGGTTTAGGAATTCTGATAAGCCCAACATATGGATAGAGGTCGGTAACAAATCCTTGAGATTCGAACGGCAAGATATTGTCAATAGAGTACAACAGATGCGTTACGATAACATAAAGCTAAAAGCCTCAAAGGTTAAACATTTCAATACATTAACAGAAAAACCATTAATGAAAAGATTATTTAACCAGTACGGTTTGCGCTGCCATGATCGCGCGTTTGGGTCGTATATTCTGGAGAAGGAAAACCTTCATCCTATAGTACTAGCTTTGTCACAGACTGCAATGAAACTAAATTTCATATTATTTTCCTTGTACGAAGACGAGCTTACGCACGAGGTTAATCCTATTGAGTATTTGCCAATACCATCTACACGAAGTTATTTCTTACCACCTAAAAAGGCAAGTAATGAATATCTAAGTAAGATGATATTTAAGTCCTTTCAAGAGGCCCAACAAAGTATTATATTGAGCGTTGAAAATCCTACAGCTTCTACTTTTCGGGATAAAATAGAAAAGTAATAACATTAAGTTATGGCTAAGAAAGTAAGTATCCCGTGAGGGATACTCC